ATAGCTTTTTGCCCTTGAGCAAAAGTCTCAACTTCAGCAAAAGCTCCCAGTACACTGGCAACTCTGTTGGGAAGAATTTCGTCATAAAGAGCTTCGATTAGTTCGAAAACAGCAATTTTATTCTGTCTATAAAGTTTGTATGTTCCAGCGATTTCAAGAATTTCTTCTTTAATGCTTTTTTTGACATCTTCTAAAGTGAAATCAGCAGATGGAACAGTACCTTTGATTTCATGCAATGCTAGTTGTACTAAATCTTTTACATTCTTCATTTATCTTCCCTCCTTATTGCGCAAGAATAACGACAAATTTGATACCATAGTCGCCATTCGGCAATGTAGTCGCTTTTACAACCTGAAGTCCTACGCCTGTAGTAGGAGCAACAGCTGTTAATTGAATTGTACCATCTGCAGTTGGGATACCATAAAGTGCAGTAGTTGCAGCTGCAGCAGCAGTTCTTTTCACTGTGGCTTCATCAGCCAGAGATGCTTCATCTGGGTCATAAGAAATACAGTTAGTTGTAAATGTATCACCTACTGCTAAAATTCCAAGTCTTGGATAATTTGCATCCTCAATTGTTGCACTAGTATCAGGAAATAATGCAAAATCTTTTAATCTTTGATTTTGTTGATTATATAGCTTTTCTGTACTATAATGTAACCCAATTATTTCAGTAGCTGCTTCTGTTGGAAGAACTATTTTACCTTTTGCATAATCGGCGCCTAAAAGCATACCGTTTTCTGCAGGTACAGAAGAACTGAAATCTCTACCCAATGGAAGTTGAGTAATAAGTCTGCCATCTTTTTGAAAGGCACATTTATTAAGTTCAAGCACAGCATAACCGTCAATTACTAATCTTACTTCGTCTGCCATTAATTATAAAACCTCCTTAAGATTTTTTATGTTTCTGTAGTAATGCGATAACACTATCATCAGAAACGTCTGTATTATTTTTATTATAAATGAATTTATGATTAGGTTTAATTGACGCTTTTTTAAATGCAATTGCAGATAATTGAACATCAATTTCTTCTAATGAATATTCATCTATTTTCTCTAAAACGGGCGCCATGTCTTCTTCTGTTAGAATTTCTTTAAAAGAATCTACAATTTCCATTTTTGATTCTCTGTTTTTAATTACTTTAAATTCTTCCAATTCAGTTAATTGCGCTTTAGTTTCTTTTAATTCTTTTTCCATATCATTGTACTTTATTAGGAAACTAGCATCATCTTCTTGTCGTTGTTGGTATTCTGAAGAAGTCATCCATTGTGGAGTTATTTCTTCCCATTCACCAGAGATTGTAAATGAATCATCTTCTAATTTTTCAAATTTAAATCTACCGATTGTTGGTGTGCAACCTTCGCCTGTACAAACAATTTTTTCAACATAAGCATAACTTTCATGATTATCAATATTCATTAGACAATATGAAATTTCACCAACAATTTTTTCAGTTGCATCATCTACTTCAAGAGAATAAGGCATCAATTGAGCAATTTTATCTCTTACTTCTTTATAAGTGAAATTAAGATGTGTCAGATCTGTTTTAGGATCTTTTCCTTTATTATCATTTAAATCAACTAAATTTTGTGAAAATTCAGCATCTAATTTTGTTTGCAACTCTTCAAGAGTCATTTCTGTTATATTAAATTCAATAGTTTCTTGTGTTAACTTATATTTTTCAAGTAACTTAACTTTTTCATCCAAGTTTTCTCTACCTCCTTGAGCGACTTTATCTCTTTCTATTGCAAATTGACTAAGAGTAAATTCACGCATATCTTCAAAAAATAATTTAAAATCAGATTCTAAAGCAAAGAATCTGGCGCCTTCAAAACAAGGTTCAACCTCTTTTCCTAATACGCAAAATCCATAAAGATGACCAGTTTCATATTCGAAAACAGTATCTCCATTGATTACTTTCCAAGCTCCATTAATAGATTTTGGATCTAATTCCATAGATTGCGGATTATTAAGAATTTTACCTGCATATTCATATCTTCCAGTCCATAACAGCACATCAAAACATGCATATGTTCTCATTATACCGTCATCATCTAAATGATCTTCCCATGCAAAATTTAAATCATTAGGAACAAAACCATAAGGCTTTGTTGCTTCTTTTGTTGCGTGATCAGTGAAATCTTCTAAAGTCAAATCATAATGGCCTACTATCGGTTGACCATAGGCACTTTTAATTAGTTGTTCGGCAAAATCATTAGTAATAAGTGTACTATTGCGATTTATACCAGTATAGAATACTCTCATTCTAACTCTAGAAAAATTATTTCCCTCTTGAGTCATTTCACCATAGGTGCTAGCGATAAAGTTGGTTGGAATAATTTTTTCTACTTTTTCCATCTAATTCCTCCTCTATTGCTTGCTCTCTATATTTTTCACAGTCTTTTCAGTTTTCTTATCTAAAGGTTTTTTATTCCCTTTGATTTCTTTTCCATCTTTTTTAACACTACCTGATTCTTCATCTCCACTTAAAGTGCTTGATGTTTGCAATGGTTGCATAATTTCTGGTAATTTTAAAATTTCAGTCTCTAAAGTAAAAATATTCATTATATTAGATTGTTTAAGTCCAGAAGCAATTCCAGCTAATATTCTTCCATATCCACTTTGTGCTGCTTTTAAATATAAATCTAACATTTCCTCTCTATTATAATGTGAGATTGGTAATATATTTACTTCAAAAAAATATTCATTTTTTACAGAGAATTTTTTATTTATGAAGAAATTCAACCAACTATTAAAAATTTGCATGATATCACATACAATAGCGAAGTCATTTTTAATAGAAGATTCTAATGCAACTGAAGAATCACTAGCAAATAAATTTCTACTCATGCCAGCTTCATTGTATACGCTTCTTTCCATTTTTTCTAAATTATCTTTTACAGTTCTTCTTCCATCTTGTAAGGTTTCAATTGTAGCATCACAAAAAGTTGTTAATACGTCTACTGATGGTGAATTTTTTAACATTGCTACTATCCCACGATGAATTTCAGCAGCTTCCGCTAAGTCAAAAACCAATTCATTATTATCATCTAAAGGTAATTTTTGTATTAATATTTTACTTAACTCTTGTTCATCGCGACTTTTTTCAATCCCTTTATATTCTTTTAAATCAATTAAGGCAGGTATAATTGAAATAAAGAACGGATAAAGATCTTTATAATAAAAAGCCACTCCTTCATCATTTGATACAATCATCCAATTTGATAGTTTAGTTTCATTATTAATATTATTAGAATATTGTTTATAATAGTTTTGTACAGATCTTGGATAACTTTCTAATAATTTAGCAAAATTTGATTTGCGTTTTAATTTATCAAAATATCTCATATCAAATTCTAAAATATTTAAACCATTGGAATCTTTATATTGAGTTCTACAATATTCCAATGGTAAATCATAAAAAGTGAAACCTGACTTATCAGCAACGACTAATCCATAATATGCTCCATCAATTAACATATTAGCAAAAATACGACTAAATTCTAAAGGAATTTTCATGTCATCTAAATAATATAATGTATCATTATAATTTTTTAAAAAAACTTTTTCCATAGTTGTTTTATAAGGAGCTAAAAATTTTGGTGTCAACATATAATCATATGTAGACATAGTTACCATATATAAAAGAATTCTACGATATAATCCATTGGTTTTGAAATAATTACGTGAAACATTCCTTATTTGTGTAAGACTTCCTCCCTCAATAAGTTCTTTTATTTGAGCATCAGTATGTGTAGCAGTATATCTTTTAGTTTCTTCAGTTCTATTTTGAGAAATCATATCATCAATAGCTTTTTTAAAATTAGCTAAACTTTTTTCATCTTTTACTTGTGCCAATGACTTCACCTCCTTAATTCATCATTAGAAAGTCTACGAGTTTACTTTTTCTTCGTCTACTTCTTTTTCTCATTTCTTCATCTTCCATTTTCTTAATATGCCATAATCCATATTCAAAAGCTGAAAATTTATCTTTAGGCATTTTTGTATTAATTTGCTCTAATACTATATTTTGAACTGAACCACCTGATTTTATTCTTAAGTTAGCCATTTCTTCATGTAATCTTGTTGTCATTTCATAAGGCATTAATCGAATTATTCGATCTTCTACCTTCATTTTCTTTCCAACTTTACTCATCAATAATTTATCTTTAGCTTCGCGCTCTCTAATTAAAAATCTAACTTTTCCAGTATTTAATTCTGAAAAACAAGTTGCATGAATTTCACTATTAAGAGATTGATTAGCTTTAATAACATAAATAAGTTTTTTACAATCTCTTGGTTGCATTTTTAATAAATCTTCATCATTAGATGACCCTATTGCAGGTAAAATTTCTTTTGTATGCGGATCAAGCGTTGGAATGATCATAAAATCTAATAATCCCGCACCTAAACCATTTCCATCTATTATAATACTTTTTGGATTGAATTTTTGGATCATTCTCTTTATATCTAACGCTTGATCACCGAAGTGCATTTCTGTTAATACCTTAATATTAACTAATTTTTTTAAGTAATACATCTCTCTTGGTAATACCTTAAAAACGCATATAACACTTTGGGCAGCACCCATTCTTGCTACGTCTACAGATAATACGTAGAAAGCGTCTGGATTTTCTTTAACTTTTATAGCTTTCGTCTCTGGATTAATTATTTTTCTATATTTCCCTAATTTATCATAATTAAACCAACTATCACTAGATCCTCCAGTCCATATACTTAAATATTCTCTAGCAAAATCTTCTTCTTTAAAAGTGCCAGAAGTTTTCATATCTTCCATATATTCTTTAGATATAACTCCATGTAAAACAGGAATCCTATAATCGCAACCCCAAACGAAAGCTGATTTATCATTTAATATAGATTTTTGGAAAAGTTCTACTTGTTTTTCATAAGCATAAGATCCTTTAGTCCCAGCTGAAGTAATAAATAATTGACTTTGCTGAATTTCACACGGATTAATTTCTCCATTAGAGGTTCTTCTACTTACATTCATAAGTGGTAAAACTACACTGTTAAGCATATCCTGTTCATGATCGCGCACTTCGTCAATAATACCAGCATGACGTCTACCGCCACGTTGACTATTTAATGCAGATACAACATCAAAAATAGATCCATTTTTAAATGTTAATCTAATTTCATCACTACTAAAATTCTTAGCAAGTAATTCTTGTCTCAATGAAGGGAATAAATCCCAAATTTCTAGAATTTTTTCTCTGGCAATTTTAATAGATTGCTCTTTAACTGGCGCACAAATGAATACTTTGCTTCCAGGTAAAAAAATACATCTTAAATATAAAGCTAAAATTCCTAAAAAAGATTTAGAAAAAGCACGAGGAGCAGTAACATATTGATATCTAAATCTTAGTGCAGCTCTCAAAAAAATTCGTTGATAGAAATATAAAACAAAATAACTTTCTGCAGGAGTAATTAAATCTAAATAAAGATCTGGATATGCAGTAAAATAACTCATATACCTTTCTATTAAAGGTTTAAAATTTTCAAGTTTCTCAATAGTTAAACTTGAACCTTTGTCTATCCCAT